TGACTGCTGCTTCAGTGTCAAAATAGAGACAATACCCATCAGGGTTAGTGTCCAAAAAGTTCTTGACGACAGCAAGTGAGAAAAAAGTTTTACCAGTGCTCGACTCACCAGCGATAGCAGTAATGCGATTGCTAGAAACCCCGCCAAAAATAGACCCACTAATGAGTCCATTAAAAATGTAGGATCCTGTGTCAATGAATCTTTCAGTTTCATCAATCTCTGACGCAAGCTGCGTATATTCATCTCCTATCTCTTTTACTATTTCTTTTAAAAAGTCCATTATGCGAAAAATAATTCAAGGTTTACGGTTTTCTCAACATTCCAACCTATTGCATCCAATATTGTCTTCAGTGGTTCTACAAAACTCTTTTCAAATTGTAGATCATAATCTATGTATTTGTCAAGTCCAAGTTCATGTGGAAAGTCTTGTATAAAGGATATCACATTTTCTTGTATGATATTTGGTTTCTTAAGATATAAAAATTTAACCTTTTCACCATTACCAATAAGTGAATATTTATTACTTAATTTGTTTTGTTTTACATAGTGATTAAATAATAAAGATCCTCGTACATGAATTGGTGTTCCTTTTGCGTATATGGTTGAGGATGCTTTATACTTTTGAACATTTGATGCGGTTCTTGGAAATGCAATATCTTCTGGTGGAAGATTTCTAAATTTAGTTTTTGAATCATCAATAAATTCAATTACATCTTCTTCTGTCCCACTCATCATAAGTTTAAGTGCATCTTTAATCATTGTACGACAAGGTGCGGGAGTTGATGACTTAACAGCTTCAATACCCATCATCTTAAGTTTAGGTTCTTCATAACGAACACCTTCACTATCCCATACATTTAAGATATATCTTTTCTTAGCAGTCCATATACCACGTTCAGCAATATTCTCCCTTTTCATGACCATCTTATTATCATAAGCATTCACGTATTTTGCCAACGTTTCATAAGAACCCTCAATATACTTTTCAAATTCCATTTCACAGACCTTATTAAGGAACGAAACAATGCTCTCAGCATTTTTTTCTCTGCCCTCGTATACCCTATCGACAAGATCACCCAAGTTGAGATAGATACTGTCAGTATCACTAGCAATAACATAATCAACATCCTCTGTTTTTAAAATTTTATTTAAGTACCCATTCATTCTGTTTTCAATCCATCTGATGGATACCTGTCCAGATAGAGTGATGGCCTCTGCGTTCGCAAGTTTGTAATAACGGAAATATTGATTACCAATAGCACCATAAGCAGAGTTAAGGGAGATTTTTTTTGCCATCTGGATATTGTTACAACGGGCAATTTCTTTTTCAAGTTCTTTTGTTGGTGTTTTTTCATATGATTTTTTTGCTTTGATCATTCTCTTCTTGAAGATAACTCTTTCGTTATACATCTTCTCCATAAGTTCTGGTAAAAAACCACGAACATCTTTTCGATACATTGCTCCATTCGCACAAACAGCATTATCTTTATACATTTCAAATGTTAAATCCTCATCAAGAATTTTATCAACTGTAACAGATGGATGTCTTGTATCAAGTAAAGTTTCTGGAGATATATTATACTGCATAATCAGATGTGGATATAGACTGTTTAAGTCAAAAGAAACTACCCAATCATATTTGCCTGGTATTGGTTCTTTAACATAAGCACCTGCATACTTGTCCGATTTATTTGAACGATTTTTAGGAGGAATTACAATGTTCCTTCTTTTCAAATAATTGTAGATAATTGTATCCCACATGCGAACCTGATAGAATACATCCTCATAATTAACTTTAGCATCATATGCCATCGTTAAAGCAAGTTCAATGAGTTTCATCTTGTCTTCCAATCGGTCAACAAGTTCAACGTCTTTGATATTATATTCTACAAATTTTTGCCAACCATTTGTATAAAAGTCTTTGAATGTATCGTATTCTGAGTGATCAAGTTTCTTTTGTCCAAGTTCAACACTTGCGATATAATCCAATCGATATGATTCTTGTGCCTTATAAGTAAACTTCTTATATAAGTCAAGATAATCTAATTGTGATACACCACCAATGTCATATGAAATATGTTTACGACCTGCAATAAAAGTTTCACATTCAGTAACAAGACCCCAAGGTGACATACGCTTTTTAAGTTTCTCACCTAGTATACGATCAATACGACGAACAATATAAGGTATATCATATAGTTTACTATTCCAACCAGTTATAACTTCTGGTGTATTACCTTCAATCATCCACCAATTTATAAATGAATTTAGAAGTTCATATTCTGTGTCAAATGATTTGTATATTACATTCTTTTGTTTATTATTAAATTCACCAAGACCCCAAGTACGAATTTGTTTTGTTGTATAATCTTGTATTGATATAAGAAGTATTTCTTCCGCAGCAGATTCTACATCGGGAAATCCATTCTCAGACTTTACCTCAATATCAATAGTAACCAACTTTATTTTTTCAACATCAAACTTAACTTCATTCTCCGAATACTTGTCAGAAATATATTGGTATATAAATCTATCATTACCATAGATATTAAAGTTTTCAACTTCTGAATACCTTTTGATAAATTCACGACATTCTCGAACAGTGCCTGGTGATATTGGTTCTACAAATTCTTGATTTAAAGTTTTATACTTTGTTTTTACTTTTGAATTAACAAATAAAGTAGGATAAAATTTTTCTCTTGTTATAAAGTGTTTTCCGTCCTCATAACCACGAACTAAAAAATTATCGCCAACCATTTGAACGTTGGTGTAAAATCTCATTATTTAATCATATCAAAATATTTCTTAAGAAGATCCGATGTTGGATCAACAAGTGTAAGAATACTATCAGAGTGTATCATAATTTCATTCTGACTAGTAAAATCAACCCAAGTTTCTAATGTATATTCATCATTAGATTGTTTATTTAATTTAAATGGATTAGTTAATTTACAATCGGGTTCTCCCAATTCAGTTCCAATTTCAACTATTTCAGAAATTAAAACTACATCATTTTTTAATAAAAGACATTTAATTATTGGATCCATTTACCTTCTCCTCATACATTTTTTTCACACTTTCTAATGGTTCAACCACAGTAACTACGTGATTAACTGGAACCACAACCTCTTTATCATCTGTTACAATTATCCATGATGATAGAGATAATTCAATTGATCTTTCACGTTCCTCTGTAACTAAGATAGGAGAATTGATAACAATTTTTTGTGGACTGTTAAAAATATATGCTACTGGTGTTTCTTCAGAAACAACTTCTTTCATATCAGATATAATCTGATCACCAGTTCGCAATATTGCTACTTTAATTGTCATTTTATATTCATTAATACTTATATTATACCATAAAAAAAGGGATCGTCAAGATCCCCTTACATGGGGATTATTCTACCAAAAGGTGGTGGAGTAGGACGATTATATCCTGGTGGTACACAAGGTCTTCTTATCGTACATCTACGAGGTTGTCTCGGCATTCTACATACAACTACCTTACCTTGTGTTTTACATCTTGGTTTTCTTGATCTAGGGCGACCTTCGGGAGAAAAGTTTCTTGGTCTTCTGGGAATTCCTTCGGGAGAAACACCCGCCTCTACTGAAGGTATTGATAGAAAAGGAAAAATTGATCCTGTAATTAAAAATAGTGTTAATAATTTTTTCATAACATCATTAAGTCAGTTAGTTTATATACTAACATTAAAAAAAGGGATCGTCAAGATCCCCTTAATATTTTATTTAAGATAGTCTTTTCGAGCGTGATGTTCTGGTACTACTTTACCCAACTTGACGGTAAGAAGTCCATCTTTGAATTGAACCTCTCGGACTTCAACGTCTTCTGAAAGTGCCCATTCTCTTGTGAAACTTCTTTGAGCCAGTCCCTGATGGACATACTCGGATCCTGTCTCTTTAGTTTCTTTTGATCCTTCGACAATAAGTTTTCCATATTCAGTGTAAACCTTAAGTTCTTTTTTACCAAATCCTGCAAGAGCAATCTCAAGCACAGACTCAATATTATTTAAATGAATTAAATTGTAAGGTGGATAGTTTGTTGCGGTTTCGTAACTATTAAAAAAGCGGTCAAGGTAATCATCCATACCAATCCCGTTCTTTGAAATTATTTTCATCAACTCTGGTAAGTTTGCAGAGTGATATCTTTGTAAGTTCATAGTTCTCCTTTTAAGCGAGTGTAAATTGTGTCCCCGAAGGCGACATTACTAATTATAATGTTAATATTCTTGTAGGTAGTGTGGAAAACTCTTCAAGTCGAGTTCGGGTGTCCTCCCAACCTTTAACTTGGTACGTATAACCGCCCCTTTTTTTCACCTGAACTGCCAATGGATAATCATTTCCCATCTCATCCATACGATCTCCAAAGAAATGTAATTCATCATTAAAAGAAAAATCTCTTATAATCTGTCCTTTATCAGATCCTTTTGAAGATATATCGACACCAGTTTCTCCACCAACAAAAGCAAATAACTCAGGAAACTCTAAATTAAATCTATTTGCAATATCAATTCTTTCATTGTGAATTTCATCCCATTCTTTATAAATTGCTCTTTCTTCAAATAAAGCATTTCTGCCTAAGATACTAAAATTAATACAACCAGGTCTTTCATCAATATGATTTCCTGTCTTTAAAGGAAATTGACTATAGTCTAATTCATCCATTAAGAATCTTTTTGCTTCATCAGGAAGAGTCCAAGGATTGCGATATACTAAATTATCTCTCTCATAGATATCATTTCCCGCACAATTATAAACTCTTTCTGATCTGTTATACAAATCTAATCCTATCTGTTCAATAGTCTTTTCACGATTACTTCCAGTCACAAGATAAACAGGATAAGTACAAGCAAACTTTATCATGTAAGCTTGAAAACTTAAGTCAATTTGTTTTCGACTTGGAGTTAATGTTCCATCAATGTCAAATATAAATTTTTTCAATTACTCTTCAGTTTTTTTCTTTTTATTTCCTATATTATATTTTGTTTCTAATATCCAATCTCCTTTATCTCTATATGCTAACACTTTAATTTGATTTAAAGGTGCGATGTCTTGTATTTTTTGAAGATCTGTTATTGATATTAATCCCCAATCAGCAAGAAGTTGAGCGATACGATTTCTTCTTTGAACATCATTCATAGTTAAATTCGCACGTTTACCATCAAGAGCAAACAGCTCTTTAAAATGAACAAGAAAGTATTTACCTTGCTTGTGTAATATGTGACATGATTGATATATTTTCTTTTCCTTACGGGATGCTACCCCAATTCTTGTAAGAGTTTCTCTAACTTTTAAAAAGTCATCTGGTTCATTGAGAGTTATCTCAACCATATGACTAGGTGCCCAATTCACTTCGGGTTCTTGAACCACGCTCATTTTGTTCCTCCAATTTCAAACTTCGATTTTATAAAATTAAGTTGTTGTTTAGTTAGGATTTTTAGAACCTGTAATGCCTTTTCGTTACTATAACCATAATAACGTTTCACACAATCAAGATCTTTGATCTTATCTTTTCTGATCCAAGGAGAAAATCTCTTCTTAGTTCTGAGGATATTTATAAAAAAATCATATTGCATCTTCTTTGGTAAGAAATTATACTTATTCATTTCATTTGCAAATAAAACCGCATCAAGATGTCCAGAGAAACAACGATTGATAATATAAGGAGGATACTCTTTTTCTATAGAGGGATCTTCATCAATCAGATTTTTCTTAGTGTAATTTATTGAATTTAACCAATCTTTTAATTCTGTCACTTGAGTTTTGAATCCTCTTCCATACTTCTGTTCTTTATAATAATTCTATTATTTTGATAATCAGGAACAAACTCTAAAACATCATCATGTTCCCACATTAATTCTTCATATAAAGTATTAAGAGTTTCCATGTCTTCCCAAAGATCATTAACGTTTTCCTCATCCATTAAGATTCCTCCTTGAGTTGATAATTAAATAATAATAATTCTTTTCTTTCCTGTTGATTTGACATATATTTACCAACAGATCTCATAGTATATGTATGATCAAACTCAACCAAATCCCATTCTTTGAAACGTTCTTTAACTAATTGACTACTATTATATGATATTAATTGATGACCTGTATAGTGATCACATTCTTTAGCAAAATCATCATGATTAAATTTTTTATGCATCTCACCCTTCTTACCATATAGATTGTCTTTAATATCATATGGTGGATCTAGATATGTAAAAACATTTTTTTGATCTGTAAGCATGTGAGAATAATTCATTTTTGTGATAGTCCAATTCTCAATTAATTTAGAGTATTCGGATAATTTTTCAATTCCTCTGAGTGAAAAATTACTCTCAGAAGCTTGAGGGGAAAAACTAGAACTTTCTGTAAGACCACTAAAACTGCACTTGTTAATAATATAAAAATCCACAGCACGATCAAAGGATGTACTATCAGACGAATCAATATCATCTTTACATTTTTTAAAAAGTTCTCGTGCTGAGTCTGGATCATTATATTTTAGTTTATAATCAAGTATTTTTTTTTCTAGTTTAGAACCATAGTCTTGAAGTTGACACCAAAAATTAAAAAGTGGTTCATACAAATCATTAACCCATATATTTAAATGTGGATATTTTTTTGTGATATGTAAGGCAACACTTCCCCCACCTAAGAATGGTTCACGAAATTCTTTATAATCTTTTAGATCAGGAATAAACTGATCCATTTTAACACAGGCACGAGACTTCCCGCCAGGATATCTGAGTGGAGTCTTAAGAGATTTAATTGACATTATTGTCTAAGAATTCTACTCCTCCTCGTCTTGGTTCTTGCATAAGACGTTTTTGTATCATAATACTTATAGTTTTATCAAACCATGCATCTAGTGATTTTGACATTGATCTATATCCTGTACCAACATAAATTTGTCCAGATACAACTGCTACAGTTGCTATACCCCAAAATAAGTAGTAACTTGATGATTTCATCTGTGCTTTTGTTTTTGTAAATGTTGATTTAGTCATTTTAAATATTCAATTACAGTAAATGTAAAAATAGCAATAGAACTTAGACCCAATAGTAACACAAAAATACCAAAAAGTCCAAATATGTTCATTTGAATTCACACTCCACCATGATTTCAGTTAGTGCTGCTAAGAGATTTATCTCTTGATCTGCTACGAAGGCAATTTGATACTGATAGCGAGCAATAATGAGCACAGCAGAAGGAATGCTAGAGTTTTTAAGGGTGCTATAAAGAGCATCGTAAATACGACGCAAAAGTACAGCAGGATCATTGTCCAAGTTATCGACCGTCCATTTACGTACTGCCGAAAAGTTTTTTTCTTTGAGGTTTTTTGTAAGTTCATCGATTGATACATCTGAAAAGGTTGCTAAGATTCCACTGTCAATTTTACCACTGACTGAATATCTTTGACATTCATTTAATACTCTTCTCCAATCTGGAAAATGTTTATTAATTAATTCAGCAATAACTTTTTTATCAGTTTCAACTTTTTCTTCTTCTAAAATAAAATTTAATCTTGAGAAGAATTGGGCAGCAATAGTTGGCTTGTCTCTTTTATTAATAGAAAAGTCAACAACTGAGCAACGAGAGTGTAGTGGCTCAATAATTTTGTTTTTATAGTTGCATGTGAAAATAAATCTGCAGTTCCTAGAGAACTCCTCAATAGACGCTCTGAGAAGGAGCTGTACATCGGAAGTGGTATTGTCTGCTTCGTCAATGATGATGACTTTATGTTTCGACTCGCTTGTAAGAGAGACGGTAGATGC